TAATCTTGCCTATGATATCAATAATGAGGCAGGACTTTGATTTTAGTCCAGGTCAGTCAGGAAAAGGAACAGCTATTGCTTTTGGAGAGATTCCTGGATACTATATAAAAAGAAGGCTAGACAAACAAGACAGAAATTATCAAAATATTATTAACAAGTCAGGTTTGACAAATCAAGATAATGTATCATCACGTAAAAATTTTGGATTAAACGAGATATCACCAGGCAATACAACAAAACCAAATACACTAGCTTCTCGACGAAATGGTAAAAATTTAACATTTATGGAAGGTATGGCAAAATCCGGACTTCAAGGAAATTTAGGTGACAATATCTTTGAAATTATTGATATACCTTATCCGACTTTTGTTGCAGTTAAATATAATATTACTTTCTGGACACAGTATATGCAACAAGCAAATCAAATTATAGAAAGTCTATATTCAACTTTTAAAACTAAGCATGAGATACAGATGATTACTGATACAGGGTATGAGTTGGTTGCATTTTTTGGTGATGCTGTGAGCTCTAATAGTAATTTTGATGATTTTTCAAATGATGAAAGAACAATCAAACACAGTTTTGATGTCACAGTTCCGGGCTATATACTTGCACCAAACAACAATGATATGGGATCACCATTTAGATCGTTCTTTTCAGCACCACAAATTGAATTTGGCTACTATGATGCATTAAATCCTGTTGTTGTTAGACAAGATATGGATAAAGGAGACTCTTCTAACTTTATATTAAGTGATGTAGAACTAGTTGAGGATATAAAAGGACAACTTAAGCGAGGTCAATCAAGCGAAGAAATTGAAGTCATGGTTCGTGATCCTTTTACAAACGAAGAGGTTACAACCTACGGAAAAGTTAAACTACGCAATCAGAGGGCAGGAGAAACAGTTGTGGGACCTGCTGTCGTTAAAAAAATTGATACACAATATGAATAGATAATTGACGTGCAACTCGATAGTTATTAAACGTTAATGTAATTAAGGAGTAATTGAATGTCTGAACAAGTATTTAAGTCCCCTGGGTTTTTTGAAAAAGAGGTGGATCTAAGTCAGCGAACGGGCGAAGTGACTGGGGTTCCGGCCGGAGTTGCCGGCACTGCTGAGATAGGACCAGCATTCGTTCCTGTGACAGTTGGTTCGATGATCGATTTTAAAAATAAATTTGGTAATATTAAAGCAGAAAATTTCGGTCCCTACGCAGTTAAAGAGTTTTTAAGAAATAGATCAGCAGTGACATATGTTAGAGTACTAGGTGCAGGCGCTAATAATACATCAACACATATTAATACCACAGCTGTAGAAGGTACGGTAAATTCTGCTGGGTTTGTTGTTAAAGGTGGTAGCTTTGTTGATACGGATACATCGCTTAAACGAAAGCAAGGTAATGCAGTATTTCTATCAGCAGTTCATACTGTGCCTACAGAATTTGAAATGGCAGGTTATCCTATTTTTACAGATAATAGGACTTTTGGACTAACAACAGGCGGTGATGTTAATTTAGTTAGAGGAATGATATTTACAACATCTGGATCCAGAGTAGAAGTTTTAAGTTCTAATGAGTACTATGGTGCTTCACCTACAGCAAATGATGCTGCATCAATATCAGACTATGATGGATCAGAATCTGAAGGTACATTTAAACTAGTCGTATCGTGCTCACAAGAAGGCGCATCATTTGCTAATGATGAAGGAAAAGCAGGTATCAAGATATATACTGCTTCATTAGATCCATCTAGCATACACTACGTCGGCAAGATTTTAAACACAGATCCTGATAGATTCTTTGAAAAACAACACTTATTATACGGAGAATTTCCTGTTGAAAGCGAAATTGCTAAAGTAAAAAAGAACTCTACTAATAACTATGTTGCAATTTTATCTGGTTCACAAAACACAAGTTCTACATCAGGTAATACAGCGCAAAAATTTGAAGACGCTTTTGGAAGATATGATACGAGATACTCACCTGCAAAGACAACAAGTTTTATATCCCAACCTTTTGGGATTAAAGAGTACGACTTGTTTCATTTTGAAACAATCTCAGATGGTGCAATTGCAAATAAAAAATTTAAAGTATCTATATCAAATATTAAAAAGTCATCTAACCCAAAAGACTCGTATGGTAGCTTTACAGTCGAAATAAGAGATTTTGGTGACAATGATAGAAATATTAGAGTTCTTGAGCGATATCCTAATTGTAATTTAAATCCAGCAGATGACGATTATATTGGTAAAAAAATTGGTGATATGAAAGTTTCTTATAATTTTGATGCAGAAACAGACTCTGAAAGAAGACTAATTGTTGAAGGAAAAAATCCAAATAAATCACAATATGTAAGAGTTATAATGAATAAACTGTTTGATTCTCCAGGTGCGATTCCTAGTGATTCATTACCTTTTGGATTTAGAGGTTTACCAGTTATTAAAACAAATGATACATTAACTGATGATGCTGGTATCGCTTTACCTGCAGGTGGAGTTTCTGCACCAATAAGAATATATCATGAACAGACTGCACATTCAGCTCCGTTAAATAGATCTGTCCTCCCACCAGTTCCTTTTAGATTTAAAGCTACAAAAGGTGCAGTTAAGCAAACTTCTTCCCCTGGATATACAGGTGAAACAGGTGATACTGAAGTTGCTGATGCTAACTTATATTGGGGTATTAAGTTTGAGAGACTTCCTACGACAGCTTCTATGGGCAATTCAGTTTTAAATTCCAATGCTTCGTCGGAAAAAAATAAACTTATTGAAAATTATAGCCAACTTTTAGGAATTGCTAAGTTAGATACTTTACTGACAGGATCAGGAGCTGATCAATTTAATGATAATAAATTTACACTTTCTAGAGTTGCATTGCTACATACAGTAGCAGCAGGAGCTTCCATTGATACAACATTGTCAACAGCACTTACAGGTACAGCTGCAGAAAGCATTTTAGAGACAGCATATCTTAGAGATAAAGATCCGGATGCTAACGACTATACAGTTTTAGATGGTTCTTTACGTAGAGCTTCTTTCGCAACTTTATTAGCTGCAGATAGTCACGTTTACTTTAATAAGTTTACAAACTTTGCAAAATTTACCAATATGTTTTATGGTGGTTTTGATGGTAATAACTTACTTGATAAAGACATGAGATTGATGAATGACAAAGCTAGTTCATCTGATGTAGGCGGTAAAGCTAATGGTGGTAACATACACAATCTTGATAGCAGCTATTCACCTGGGTTAGGCCCTAACAATAATACAGTTTTTGCTTATAGAACAGCTGCAAAAATTCTTACAGACAATATGGCATCAAGAATTAATATCTTAACAATTCCGGGTATTAGAGACACTTTTGTTACAGATCATGCACAAGACTTAGTTAGAGAGTATGGGCAAGCTCTATATCTTATGGATATACCATCGTATGATAAGTCAGGTGTTAGAAGATACGATGATACAGAAAATAGAGTTAGCGTTAATCAAACTTTAGAAAAATTTGAAGGTCGTGCCCTTGATAATAATTTTACAGCAGCATACTTTCCTGATGTAATGCTAGAAGACGATGACAATAACAATAGAATTGTTAATGTTCCTGCATCAGTAGTGGCTCTTGGTGCACTAGGTTTTAATGATTCAATTGCATATCCTTGGTTTGCACCTGCTGGATTTAATCGAGGTGCCTTAGAAAATGTTAGGAATACAGATGTAAGGCTTACAGCAGGAGATCGAGATGATCTTTATGAAGCTAGAATTAATCCTATAGCTAACTTTCCAAACGGTGGGTTTGTTATATTTGGACAAAAGACACTGCAGCAAGCAAAATCAGCATTAGATAGAGTTAACGTTAGAAGAATGCTTTTAGAAGTTAAACGTCTTATTGTTGAAGTTGCAAACAAATTAGTTTTTGAGCAAAATACACCAGCTACAAGAGCCAGATTCGTAGCACAAGTAACACCACTATTAGCAGTTGTCCAAAGTCAACAAGGTATCGATCAGTTTAAGGTGGTCATGGACTCATCTAACAATACAGACATAGACATAGAAAATAATGTTCTTAACGGAAGAATCGTTCTTGTACCAACAAGAGCAGTAGAATTTATCGCAGTCGATTTTATTATTACAAATTCTGGTGTAAGTTTTGCGTAATGCATATTTAGTTATAAATGGAGATCATAAATGGGTGAATTAGTTTTTAAAAGTGCGGGAGTTAGCACAACAGAAATTGACTTGTCAGGTCCGACACAGGCAGGCCCTACCGGAACACCTGCAGGTATTATTGGTACGTCAAATCAAGGTCCTGCTTTCGTCCCAGTAACTGTTGCAACTTTTACACAGTTTCAGAATATATTTGGTGCATCAGACGGAAAGAAATTTGGACCTCTTGCTGTTAACGAGTGGTTAAAAAATGCAAGATCTTGCACATTTTTAAGAGTTTTAGGTGCAGGTGACGGAAAGCAAAGAGCATCTGATACAGGTGTAGTAACCAATGCTGGATTTGTTGTAGGTGATAGAACCATACAATCTAATGGTAACAATGGAGACAATGTCTATGCAAACTCAGGTGATGGATCTATTGAAGGTAGAACTTACTTTCTTGGGACATATATGTCTGAGTCAGCCGGATCTACAATATTTAGCGATGCAGGTATACAAAAAGCAGCAAAAACAACTAAAGCTTCTAAAACAACAACAGTTGATTTAGTTTTTGGTACAAACCCAAACAATGCCGGTGGCGATGAGTTTACAGTAACAGTACCCTTAGCTGCCGGCGGAACTGGAACCGCAACAAGTATTAAATTTCAACCAAACGGTGCTATGCCCGCGGCTACGGCAAATACTATTGCAATTCGTGTAACAGGTAATCCCACAACAGCAGAAGATGAAGCTGCTTTATTAGTGCTAGCAATTAACGGGACTAACCCAACAGGTGTGACGCTACCTAATGGAGCAACCGGAGTTGGAGCTGACATTGTATATGCCCCTTCTGGTGAAGGTAGTTTAGGTACAGGTGTCACAGGTGTAACAGCCACACGATCTGGTAAAAAGATAATCTTTACAGCTACAAATGCTGGTGAAGCAGGTAATGATATAGCACTTGTAGATACTGCACAAGATTTTATCTCAACAGCTTTTGGGGTTGGGGGATTTACCACAGTTAAATTAGAAGGTGGGATTAATGATAATCACG